AGTTAAGCTTGATTTCTAAAATGAATGAGTGCATACAAACAATTACTAGCTTCAGATATAATAGTTACTCCCTTTGAAGTAAATAAAAGCTTCACTTTTAGAGGTGCTGCTGCATTTACAGGGTCAGATGTTGGTATTGATAGATTTCTTGGACAGAATATACAGGGTTTATTCTCCTTAAGCGAAAGTACAACCGGACAAGTAACTTCTGAATACAGGAGGTTAATTTACAATTCTATTAAGGAACTCTATTTCTCTAATTACCTTAGTGCAAGCTACGGAGATCCAGTATCAGTACCATTCACAATACCGGGTAATGATGCAGCAGGTAATGTTTTAGTAGGTTCAACTTCAAGTGCAGGAAGGTATGAGAATTATCTAGAAAATACATTAACATATGCTAGATACTTCCCAACAGCTTCTAATGCAATTATTGGTGTTATTTCGATACCAAGTAAGTTATTTGGAGAAAAAATACAACCAGGTTCTTTTAAAATACAAGGACCCTCCGGTAGTATTACGGATGACGGAAACGGAAATCTAATGACAATTGGAAATGAAATTTGCGGTATTATCACATACCAACATGGTCTAGCAGTTATAACCTCAGATGCATCCTCAGGATCACTTTACGGATTTGCAAATTATGGAGTAGATACCTACGGAGGTAATGATACTAATTTTGTAACTAGTTTTATATCTGCACCTAACGTTACCTGTTCCTTCTCTAGTTCATATACTATTTTTGAAACACAATATAAGTGTACAGTAGAAACTTCTGAATTTAATTTTAGCCTAAACCCTAGTTTAATATCAGGATCTACAGACGGTACACTCTACGGTTTTGTAACAGCATCTTATTTTAATCCATACGTTACAACAGTAGGACTTTATAATGAAGCACAAGATTTAATAGCAGTGGGTAAGCTTGCACAACCTTTACCAACTAACAATACTACAGATTTAACAATTTTAATTAACATCGACAGATAAAAATATGCCCAATTGGATTTACGAAGATAAAGAGGTTGTAGAAGAATATCAATTTGATGAAAAAGCAGTCGGGTTTGTTTATATGATAACAAATATTGAGACTGGTAAGTTTTATATTGGCAGGAAAGTATTCACCAACACCCTTACTAAAAAATTAACAAAGAAAGAAATCTCAGAACAATCCGGCCCAGGAAGAAAACCAACCAAGAAAAAAGTTAGCAAAGAATCTAACTGGAGAGAATATTGGGGGTCCTGTAAACCACTACTTGCAGAAGTTAAGGAGATCGGAGAAGATAAATTTAAAAGAAATATTTTAAAGTTGTGTTTCACTAAAAAACAATTAACTTATTATGAAATTGCATACCAATGTAAATATGACGTACTTGAAGTTAATTCATACAATGATAATGTAATGTCGAGAATTTTTCGAAAAGACTTGCTCTTACCGGAATAAGTTCGTATATTTAATTAATGATCAATCATCTACTAGTAAACCTAGTAAATAGTGTTTTAGGAGCAGGAAAAGCTACATCGGGGGATAATTATTCGTATCCATGTCCTTTCTGTAATCATTACAAACCGAAGTTAGAAGTTAACTTTAAGGAGAATGAGGAAGGCATTAACCACTGGCATTGCTGGGTCTGCAATAAGAAGGGTAAAAAATTAGTTAGTTTATTTAAAGCTGTTTCTGCTCCTGATCACAAAATTCAAGAACTTAAGTCGTACGTTAAGATTTCCTTTCAGGAAGAGCACGGAGTTAAAACTGAAGCATTAGCATTACCTAAAGAATATAAAGCATTATATGATGCTGATACTAAGGATGTTACTGTCAGACAGGCACTACGTTACCTAAAGGAGAGAAACATAACACCGACTGATATTAAGCGTTACAACTTAGGATATTGTGAATCAGGTCGATACAAAGATATGATTATCATTCCTAGTTATGATGAACATGGAAGCTTAAATTATTTTGTAGGCCGTAACTTCGGACCTACAGACATTAAATACAAAAACCCTCAAGCATCTAAAAATATTATTGGTTTCGATTTACTAATCAACTGGGATAGTCCAATTGTATTATGTGAAGGAACCTTTGATGCAATGGCAATCAAGCGAAATGCAATACCACTCTTAGGTAAAACATTACCGGAGAAACTAATGAAAAAAATAGTATCTTCTAGTGTTAAACAAGTTTTTATTGCATTAGATAATGACGCATTAAAACAGGCATTAGAGTATTGTCAAACCTTATTAAACCACGGTAAAGAAGTGTTTCTAGTTGATCTCAATCAAAAAGATCCTTCCGAGCTTGGCTTCACTGAATTCACTAAATTATTACATAAAAGCCTTCCACTTACTTTTAGAGTATTGATGGAAAAAAAGTTTCAATTATGATTGAAAAAAACGAAAACGTAAAAGACAAAAGAGTTCAAAGGTTAATCCATCCAGATTCAACCGCTCGCCAAATCACTCTACAGGACTCTAGATACTATCAGAGAAAAGAAGGAATTTTTTATCCCTCTGTAACTACTGTATTATCTTATTTTCCTAAAGATAAATTCTTTGAAACTTGGTTAAAAGAAGTAGGAACAAACGCTGATATCATTATGAGACGTGCCGGAGAAGAAGGTACACAGGTTCATACTGCTATCGAATCTTATTTAAAAGGTGAGGAAGTTCATTGGTTAAATGAATGGGGAACTACTAAATACAGTCTTAAAGTTTGGCAGATGATTTTAAAATTTGTTGAATTCTGGGAAACTTACAAACCAACTTTAGTAGAATCTGAGGTTCATATTTTCTCTGACGAATTAATGATTGCAGGTACTGCCGATTTAATTGTTGAGATTGAAGGTGAACTTTGGTTACTTGATATTAAAACTTCAAATGCTATTCATGATACTTTTGACTTACAACTTGCCTGTTATGCAAGCGGCTGGAATGAATGCTTTGATAGACCAATTGACCGTATGGGCATTTTATGGTTAAAAGCAATGACTAGAGGTGAAAGCAAGAAAGCAGATAAGATGCAAGGTAAAGGATGGGAAGTTAGAGAAACAACAGAACCTCTAGAAGAAAACAAAAGAATCTTCAAACATTTATATGAAATCTTTAAAATAAAGCATCCAGAGCTTAAGCCACACACAGAAGTATTACCTACCAGCATCAAACTGAAAGGGTGATATTTATAACATATGATCAAGCTTACCTCTCTTTTAAAACAAATCTTAAACGAGGGCGGTAATGTTTTTGGAACAACCGCATCAATTAAAAAAGAAAACATAGAACCTACAATGGAGAAATTTGTGGAGGTGCTTGGGAATATTTTTCCTAAGAAAGCCTCTACATTTAAATCCTTTGAAAAATTAGGTTCAGCAGGAAAAAAAGATATCTCTGGAGACATTGATTTATCTTATGATGTAAAAAACTTCATAAATAATGATAAACCAGACTTTGAAGGTTGGGGTATTGATCCAACGGAATTTAACGCATTATCTGAGAAGATTGCTAAGAGAGCAAGAACAGCTACTCCAGCTCAGGTTGCATTAAGAGCAATGCTGGAACTTATATCAAATAAAGTTAACGAAGCAACCGCAACAATTGAATCAGATCCTAAATCTGCAGCTAACGGTTCTCTATTCTTTGCCTTTCCGCAGTATAATGAAACAGGACAAGAACTACCAGAAAGCGTTCAAATCGATATTAATGTAGGAAATCCAGAGTGGCTAAGATTCAGTTACTATTCAAATCTATATAAAGGAAATGTTAAGGGTTTACATAGAACACAATTACTTGTAGCTTTATTTACAAACAAAGGTAAAGTATTCAAACATGGACAAGGAATCTTAGATAAAGAAACTAGAGAAGTAGAAGCAGAAACCCCTAAACAAACTTTAGAGTTAATGAACAAGCTCTACGGAACTAATATCACTCAAGACATTCTTAATGATTATTTTGAATTAATAGATTATTTAAAATCTAATTTATCTAAGGAAGATTTAAATAACATCTACGATACATACTTAAAAATACTAGACTCAACTAGAGCAGATATTCCTGAAGACTTACAAGATTACTGGATTAAAAACCAGAACCGGTTAGGTTTAAAAGGTAAATTCTTACCAGAAGATTCTAATTTAACAAAATATAAAACAGCATAATGTCAGGTTCAGCAGGAGGTAATCGCATACCAAGATCAGCTGTCGAGAAGACGGTTCAAGAATATATTGATAAGGTATTAAGTAAAGTACCTGGCTTTAAATCTGCTAAGGTTTCTGGCTCATATAATACTTCTGCTAAGGAAGACTTTGGTGATATTGATTTAATTACTTCTTTTGAAGGAGAAGACAAGAAAGAATTTAAAAAGCAGCTTGCTAAGTACTTAGAATCACTTCCGGATGACATAATCGTTCCTTTTAAGAGTGAAAAGTATAAAGGCAAAAAAACCATGAATACTGGAGAGATTGTAACAATCTTATATCCGATTGCAGGAATGCCTGGTGAATTCGTTCAAGTCGATAACATAATTGCTTTATCGGAAGAAGAAGGTGACTTTAAAAAGACTTTCTTAGATTATCCGGCAGAGATTCAAGGTTTAATTTTAGGTTTAGTTAAGGTAGTTACTTTAGAGGAAGATCCTAATAAAGTACTCGCTAAGATGGGTATCAAGAATATCCCTACATTAGAACCGAATCAGGAATATGAATTTAATTTATCATCAGCAGGTTTAACTCTCAGAATTGTAACCTTAGACGAAGACTATAAACAACTTGATAGAACAGAAGTTTGGAAATCAAGCAACTGGACGGATGTAAAGAAACTACTTTCTGATTATAATATTGACCAATCATTCAAGGATTTAGTTTCTGATCTTAAAAAACTAAAAAATCCTAGATCTAAAAATAGAATTAAAGGCATTTTTAAATCGATGGTATCAATTAAATCCGGGGAGGTTAATACTCCTAAAGGTGATAATAAACAAATGGCTTTAGATACGGTTGCAACCTTAGAAGAAAAATACGGTTCATTTATTGTAGATCTTATAAGACCAATCTTAGAAGCTGAAATAGGGAAACAAACCATTGCAGTATTTCCTGGAGCATTCAAACCGCCTCATGCCAGTCACCTAAAAGCAATTCAGGTAATTGCACCGAAGGTTGATAAGGTTTATGTCTATGTTTCAAAACAGCCAAGAGTAAAAGAAGGTCAAATACCCGTTGATGCAAGTCAGGCAATGGCAGTTTGGGAGCTCTATAAGCAAAAAGGCCTTGTCCCAGACAACGTTGAAATTAAATTAGCACAAAATGCAACTCCGGTTTTAGATGCATATCAAGAAATGGAAGCACATCCGGAAAACAAGTACCTTGCCGTTTTCGGAAAAGATGAAGAGGATCGTTGGAAGAGTGTTGAGAAGAACAGAGAAAAATACGGACACGTAACCCCGGTCAATATTGGTAACCTAAAAGGATTATCTGCCAGCGGATTAAGAACTGCTATTAAGGATAAAGACTTACAAGCAATTGAGACTTTCTTACCCAAAGGAGTAACAGCTAAAGAATATATTCAGGCTCTTTCTAAAGGAAAAAAAGAAGACCTTACTGAAGCATATAAAGGAAAAAGAACTAATAACGGGGCACCTGGAACTTTCAAAGCAAAGATCACAAAAGCATACGGCGGTGATGTAACTATTGAAAAAGCTAAGAAGTTTAAAAATAGAGAAAATGCAACTGCATTAGATAAGCAGCAGGCTAACTGGTTTATCAATTTTCATTCTAAGAATGAGAACTTAAACGAAGTAGGTGAAGCAAATTTAACACCATATAAATGGCAAGAATTAGATATGAAGGATTATGTAGTTTTTGCTCGTTTTGTAACAGATAGTGAAACCCAATACGATGTAAATTTAACAGTTACTAAGTATGTTGATGATGATTTTAATAATCTTAAAGCCTTAGAAATTGAATTTACTGCTAAACCTAAAGGAGCTGAAGGTTCATCTGCTAAAATAGTAGTTAATAAAGGAGAACTCTACAAAGTGATGTCTACTATAGCAGATATAGTTAAACATTACGTAAAACACTACGAAGCTAAAGCCATCATATATTCACCGGCTAAAAAATCAGATGAGGAAGATTTTGGTACTCAAAGAGATCAGCTGTACAGAGTATTTATTTCTAAAGCTATACCGGGAGTAAAATTTGAAAAAAATGTAAACTTTATAGCAGCTATTTTGCCTGATACCCTTAACGAACTAGTAACAGATACAGAAGTTATTTGTGATAAGTGCGGATGGACATGGAAAATAGCAGACGGCGGAGATGATCCATATACCTGCCATAACACATTACCAGGCGGTAGTGTATGCGGACACAATAATGACCCTGACCTTTTTGAAGCACCTAACCCGGAAGCAGGATCTGCTATACCATATGGTTCAGGATACAGACCAGTAAAAGAAAATTTAAACGAAGTCTTATATTCAACCGGAGAACCAGCAGACAGTCCTATACAGACCACACCAAGCTATAACGAAGTACAGCAGGAATTAGAACCATATATCGTAGAACTAACTAATTTTATGGTTGAACAAGGTTTAAACG